CCGTTGACGCTGACGTATGCATCCTTGAGGATGAACTTTGACATTTGGGCTTACTCCTTTCCTGCGGCCGTGAATGCTCTCGCCGTTCGGACCGCAGGAGTCCTCAGGCTCTCGTGTCGATAAGCGCGCGGCACCGGACGCCGGGAAGGGCTTAGGGCAACGCTGGTGATTCTCAGAACAGATTTAGGGCGAGCGGCTGGCCCAAAAGGGCCGCACGCACGGCATCGGGATAGTTCTCGATGACGAACGCGATCAGATCATGTGGGCGCTGCCCATATGGATGCCCCTTCACCCACAACTCGAGATTCTCCGGGCGGTTGTCGCTGCGCACGCCGTTCCGATGGTGGACGTGCTCGTGGTTATTCAGCGGCCGTCCAAGTATCTGCTCCATGACGAACCGATGCTCAAACTGGCGATGACCGTCAATTGTGATCTCCCGGTAACCGTAACGGTTCAGATGACCTTCGCCATTCGGTCGACGCAGCCGCTCAGACGGTCCTGTATCGCCCCGAGCGTATTGCCGCTGAAGATGCATCCGACACAGTTGCTTCGACGCAGCGCGGCGTTCGCAACCCTCCACAGCACAGACGTCTTGGGGGAAATGCAGAGGAGCCGCCGCGCCCGGTTCGCCGTGCTTACGCGTCCGAATGCGATGCATGTCGCACATTCCGCGCGCCTCGGCTTTGCGGTCACAGCCATCTACGACGCAATGAGCTCCCGAACCCTTCTTAGGAAGAGCCATACTCCGGCCTTCCTTGTCGCGGCGGTAGTGCATCTCGCAATAGCCGCTGCGCAGGCCATACAAGGCCCAGCCGAGACAGCCGGGATACGCACAGCGCTTCTCCGCCGCTTGCTCAGCGCGATTCCGTCTACCACAAGGGCGTGAGCAGAATCGCCGGTCGGAGCGTTTACAAGTGAAGGTCATGCCGCACCGGACGCAGCTGTGAACATGCTGCGCGGTGCGGCAATCCGGGGTGCATAGATTGGGAGCAATCATTGCCCCCAATCTAGCACCTTGACTGGACGAACGCGGGCGTCTACAATGCTTTCAACACCCTAAACGCCGCGGCTGAGAGCACCTTGCAGTTGTTCCGCCAGACCGCGTAGAACCCGCGCTGCCCGGTCGGCCGCTGATTGCTGCCGAACAGGTGCGGGATCAGCTCGATCGACATGCCGAGACGGTCGGCGATCAGGAAGTAGCTGAAGTCGCCGAGCACGAACAGCGGGGTGGCTGACGTGACCGCGCTCGACATCGCCGAGTCCTCGTAGGCTCCGTAGCCGTGGAGGTTGCGGCCCATGTCGCCCTGGATGCCGTTCTGGTTGATGCTCTGCGCGATCGGGGAGTACACGTCGTACACGGCCTGCGTCAGCGCCCGCACCCGGTTGTACTGCGCGCGGTTGCCAAGCCAGATCGCCTTCGGCGTGAAACGCGGCGGCAGCGCCTGCTCGACCGTGTCAAGGTCAGCGAGCGCGAGCGTCGCGGTGCCAGCAGTGTTGACGGTGACAGTCGCGCCGGTCAGCAGACCCTGCGGGTTCGGGGCGGTGCCGTTACCCGACGTGAACGAGGACGCTTCCTCCACGTCCTTCGCGTCCTGGATCAGCCTCGCCATCTCCGTCTGCAGCGAACCCCAGTCCTGCTGAAGCTCGACGCTGAACGGGATGAACACGTCCACGCGCGTCGCGCGAACGGTCGGCTGTGCGAGCGTCGGCGCATCGTCCGCGCTCTCGTCACCCTCGTTGCGACGGTGCGCCGTCACACCGGCGCTGGTGACACCGTCCCATTCCTTGCCGGTGATCTGGACGACCCGCGAAACGCTGCGAAACGGGTTCACCGCAGCGTTGGACGTCGGGATGATCGTCGGGTCCAGCTCGAACGGCACCGCATACCCGCCGGACGCGTCAGTACCGAGACTCAACGCTGCCGAGAACTCGGGGACGTTCATCGCCTGCGGCGACGCGAGTGCCTTCCCGAACGCCCGCTTGTAGGCCGGGCTGCCGGTCACGAGAATCCGCTGCGCGAGCGACCCGCGATCGTCGTCGACGGTCGCGAGCAGACGCTCAACCTGCTCCTTGCACTTCGCCTGGTCGGCGTCCTCGTGCGGGAAGTGCGCCATGTCCACGGCACGCCGCGCGCGCTCGTTGAGCTCCTGCTGCGCCGCCTCGGGGTTCGCGACGGAGCTGCGGATTGTCGACAGGTCGTAGATGTCCTTCCCGCGTACCGCGCCGGGCGCGGGCGCCAGGAATGAGAAACCCTCGTCGGTGTTCGCGGGATCGGTCGCGAGCTCGGCGATCCGCTGCTCGCGGGCCTCCATCTGCCTGACCGTCTTGGTGATCTCGTCGACCTCGGCGTTCAGCGAGTTCCACTGGCTGCCATCGGTTGACTGCGGGTCGATGTACTGGCCCTGATACTGCTCGTTTAGGCCAGTGATTTCGGCCTTCGCCGCAGTCAGCCTGGCGAGCAGCTCTTCCTTGGTGCGCTTGTCGTCCATGTCGGGACCTAGCTCCTTTACGGATTGGTTCTTACAGCGACCAGGCTGGCTGCTCGCACAGCGCCGGGTCTAGGTAGTCCCGCGGCGGCGCACTCACGCTGCGGCTGTTTGAATCTGTCTCGGGGACTGTCTGTGTCGCCTGCGGCGCAAGCTCGTCGTCGTCGGGTTCGGGAGCGTCCGCCAAGTCGGCCGCGTCGGCCGCCGGTTCGTCGGCGGTGCCGGCACCGAGCCTCGCGACGGTCTGCTCGAACGTTTCGACACGGTCGACCATGCCGAGCGTGATCGCCCGGTCGGCCAGCACGGCACGGCCCTGGCCGTAACCCGCGGCGACCGCGCCCTCCCCGACGTTGCGGCCAGCGGCTACGTCGCGTACGAACATGGCGTACAGGTCGTCTACCTGCTCTTGTAGCGACGCGAGGGCGCTCTTCGACAGCGGCTCGTAGGGATTCCCGTCGACCTTGTGGTCCCCGGCGCTCACGATGGTCGTCTGGATGCCCATCATCTGCCCCATCTTCGAAACGTCCTCATGGACCGTGTAAACGCCCACAGAGCCGACCTGCCCGGACGGGGTCACGACGAGCTCGTCTGCCTGCGTGGCGATCCAGTACGCCGCCGACGCGGCAAGCGTGTTCGCGAGCGCGACTATCGGCTTGGTGCCGCGCGCGCCGCGGATCTCCGCGGCCGTCTCGGGCACCAGATCGATCAGGCCGCCGGGCGAGTCGATGTCGAGCAGGATCGCGGACACGTTGTCGTCCGCAAGTGCCTCCCGGAAGCTCTCCCTGAACCCTTGCAGGCCGCCCGTGCCGCCGAACAGGATGGACAGCAGCGAGCCGCGCGGGGTGACAGCCCCGCGCAGCGGGACAACCGCAAGCTGGGTGTCGCCAGCGTCGAGGCGAGTCGCCACGCCCGTGCGCCGGCCCGTCCCGGCGAGCACTTCGGTCGTGAGATGCTGCGGCAGCGCGCCGAGCAGCGCGCGATACTCCGCGAGCGCTTCGCGGCTGATCGCCAGAGGCCGCGACAGCGCAAGATTCAGCCCCCGCCATTCGCTGCTCCCACTGGGCTTCTTGGCGGCGTCGAGATGATGCTGCACGTGGCGTCTGACCCCAGCCTTGTCGCCGTCCGGAATGTCGGAGTTCTCGACGCGAGCGAGCGCGTTCTGGCATCCGTTCACGTTCGCGGCGCCGGGCTTGCCGTTCGCGTCGACCTCATGATGCGGGAATTTCCACGCGTTCTTCGCATCGGGATAGCCGTCGTCGCCGTCGGTGTCGGGCGCGCTCGAGTCGTACCACGCGAACTCGTCCTTGCCGACGGCGCCCGTGAGAGGCGCATGGAGCTTCGCGACTGCGCCCGGACCGTCCCAGGGCTCGTCAACGACAGCAGTGTCATGGGGCGGGATGGCAGGCATCCGCAGAACCTCCTAGAGAAGAGCGAGAGTGGCTTAGCGTCCGGCGGGAACGCCCGCGACGCTGTTGCCGTTGGCTGTCGGCGCGAACGTGGTGCCGGGCGGTTGAAGCTGAATGCTGTAAAGGCCGGTGTGCACCAGCTTGGAGTAGTCGCCTGACTCGACCGCAGCTACGACCGTGTCCGGCTTGTAGCCAGCGTCGATCAGGCTCTTGATCGTGGCGGCCTGAATCTGCTGGATCTCCGCAACGTCCTTGCGGTCCTCCTGCAAGAACGCGACGCCAAGATCCGAATACCACAGGTCCGCGTTCAGCGGCACGTTGATCAGCTGCGAAAGCGTCCCGCATGCGAGCCCCCACAATGGGCGGATCGTGCCATCCGCCCAAGCACGACGCGCCTGCCCATAGTTGCTGTACGTGGCGCTATCGAGACCCTCGCTGACACCAGCGATGATCGGCGGGATGCGCGCCGCATTGCAGATCCGCGTTTCACCATGCGCCTGCGTGACCTTGAAATCCATCTGCCGGAAGTCCTGGCCAACCACCTTCGCGTCCGCGCCTCCAGCCAGATACAGGGTTCGGTACGCGTTCTGGACTCCCTGGTGCCCATCCTCGAACAGGTCGATCCACCGCTCGAACTCGTCGCGTTTCAGGTTCGAATCGAGCGTCACCACCAGGTTCGGTGTCGCGCCGTTCTCGAAAAACTTCAGCTTATGCTCGGTGCTCGCCCCGTCCGCGCGGATCTCTTCGATCACCGGCTGCAACCACGACATGCCACGGAACGGGAACACCGGGTCGGGAATCGGCGCGAAATGCGCGACCTCCTCAACCCGCAGCGGCTCAGGATCGCCGACACCCTGCGGCCGGTACGCGTAGCCGATCACTTCCGTGTCAATATCGCCGACCACGCCATCCGAGCGCGGGTTGCCGAGCACGATCGTCATCCACTCCGGGTTGATCCGCCGTAGCTGCGGCGCGCCCGTGTCCGCATTGACGGTCTTCTGGAGGTACGCGTTCCCGGCGAGCTGCTCATCGACGCTCATCTGCATCAGCATGTGCCGGGTCGTGCCTCGCGGCCACGGCTGCTCGAGCAGCGCGAGGTCCTGCGTGCCGAACAGGTCGCCCTGTGCGTATGAGCCGCGCGGCCGGAACTTGAACACGACCTCCGAGAAAAGCTGCATTCGCGCGACCACGCACGCGAACACGATCCCGTTACGCGCGAACGCGCCACGAGCCAACCCCGACAATGTAGGGAGGATCTGCTGCTGCTTGCCGCCACCGAGCGTCTGCGTCAGGACCGGATACTCGAGGCCCTGATAGTTGAACAGTTGGAGAAACTCGTTGAAGCTGAGTTGCGCGTCCGCGCGCGCTGGCCGCCGCCACGCGTCCAGCAGGTTCATCGCCGAACCTCAACGCCCAGCAGCCCGTACGCGGCCACTGCGACGCCGCCGAGAATCAGCGCCGCCGGAACGAACACGAGGCCAACGCCGACGCAGCAGATCCCGACACCGAGCCAGACGAACGACATCGCCGTGACCAGCCGTGATGGCCTACGCAACTTACGAATGCGATGCACCACACCCTCACTTTCAGCGCCACGCAACTAGCGGCTCCGCAGGCCCATTCGACGCGTGGAACATCGCGCGCTCGTATGCGACCACGGCCGCCACAGCCGCGTCGATCTTGCGTCCCTGATCAGGTTTCGCCAATGCGGTGCCCGCCCGGGTCTCCTTCGCGACACAGTTACCGATATGCCGCGTCAGCACCACGTTCGCGTCATGCTCGATCGCGCCCTCCATCAACGCGGAGCGGAAACGATCAACCGCCGGGCACATCCGCGACGGCTGATTCGTATCGAACCGGACTACCACGCCGCCGTACGTGTCCTCCCATTCCTCGATCTCCGCATGCCAGCCAGGCGGGTCAGGCGCGAGCTCCACAACATCTAGGCGCTCCATCGCGTCAGCGAGCGTCGCGTGAACCTCCTCGCGCGGAACCTTCCAATCCGGCGGGGCATGCTCCGGACGTTCCCAAACTCGTACCACGAACAGGCGACCGTTGAGCGTGCAGCCAACCAGCGCCGTCGCGTCGCGACGGTAGGACCCATCAAAGCCCAGCACGACGCTCTCGCCGGACACGTCACGATCTGGCTTCGCTGCCTGCTTCCACGCACCGGCCGGCAGCCAACGCTCGGAATCGACCGCGACCACATGGTTGAGGTAATACCTTCGCGCCACATGCTCCGCCGTCGCCGGATCCGCGATCTCGTCACATAGCCGGTCCACGTCGACCCAGCTCGAGTCTCCACGCGCGACCAGCAACGCTTTCCGGAGTCGCGGGCGGTCCGCTAGATCCTTTACCGCCGGCGCTTCAAGCGAGTCGTAATAGAGTCCCGGCACGTCGCCGTTGGCTTTCAGCCACGCCTCATAGGTGATCTCGGCGACCGACTCCTCTCCGGGTCGGTGGGCATTGCAGATCTCCATCGACCGGGCCGAACCATCATTCGACTTCGCCAGATTCCGCCGGATCACATCCGCCATCGCGTGACCCTCGTTCGCGCGAAGCCACTCCTGCGACTCGTTCGCGATCACCATCGAAGGACGACCACCCTCCAACGCGCGAGGAGAGCTCGTCACCGCCTCGATTCGTCCGCTACGACCCGCATAGACGATCGTCTTGCCGAGATCGATCCTGAACTCGTCGATCGCCGCAGACGAGAACAACCCCGGAAGGAGAGTCATCGTGTTCCGCGTCTGCTCCTGCGAAACCGCAGCAACCTGCACCCACGCCGACGGATGCGACGCCCCCACCGGCAACCCCTCCGCGTCAAAGCCAGCGAACCGGCACGGCCCACACAGTTCAGCCGCCGCGAGCGCCGCCAAAAACGGATCCTTCCCCCAACCCTTCATTCGGCGCAGCACCCCGCGACGAAACAAAAACCGGCCGTTCCCGTCAATGCCATACCAGCGCGCCACGATCCGCGCCTGCTCCGCCGTGAACACCCACGGCTCGCCAGCACCCGGACCATCCGGCTGCCGCAAATACTCGGCCGTCCACGCAAGCACCTCACGCGCCAACGTCCGATCACGCGCAGGCAACGCCTCAGTCACCGTCGAGCACTCCGTCATACGCGGCCATGATCCGCTCGCGCTCCAGCGCGCGCTCATCCTTGCGGAGCTGCACCACCGCCTGACCCAAGCGCGCCCGCGCCAACGGCGAAAGCCCAAGCCTGTCGCGCAAAGCCTGGATCGGCACATCCAAGCGTCGCATCTCCCGCAGCAAGGGATTCGCGTAGCGATCAGTGCCGACAACCTCACCGCGCGGGCTCACCAGCGGCTTCTCGAGCAGCACGTCATCACCGACCGCCGCACGCAGCGACGACCGCTCATCCTCCAGGCGCGCCAGCTGCTCAATCGATCCGCGGTCTGAAATGTGCGCCCACTCGCACGCCCACGCCTCACCCCAAGCCGCGACGCCCGAGGTACCTAGATCATCAGGCGCCGACGGCAGAAATTCCGGTCGGCCAAACGCGGGCGCGGCGACCGGAGACTTCTCTCCACGTGCTCTGGCCAGCCCGCGGCGCGACTTCGGATCCGGCAACGGCCCACGACGCCCCACGACAGCCTCCTAGCTCGACCCCCCTCCAGCGCCCCGAAAACCTGCATCGACCGGCGGAAACCTAGCCACGGGGCGCGGAACGCCCATCGGGTCGCGACGCGACCCCACCCCCCCGGTTGCTTCGTCGCCCGTCGGCGTGGCCGTGGTGCATGGCGCAGAGCAGAATGCAATCCGCTGCCGTCGCGGCGCTGTGGTTGCCGTGCAGGCTGGGGTCTAGGTGCACTGTGCGCGCGGCCTTTCCGCAGACGCGGCAGCGTCCCTGGTCGCGTGTGATGACCTCTTGTCGGAGGGCCTGCCAGTGTGCGGTGGTGCGTCCGTGAGCTTTCTGTTTGGCGTGTCTGCGCTGGTTGTCGGCGTGATCGTGGATGGCCTGGTGCGTCGCGCAGCGATTGCCGGTGCACGGGCGCCCACAGTCGAGGCATGGCCTTAGCAACGGCGGATCCTCTCCCACTCGGATGATGCACCGGCTTCGTGCAGCGCCTCCGCGGGACAACCTCGCGCGAGAGAACTCTGACGTCTTCTTTCCGCTGAAAGAAGCTTGGCCGCTAAAAGAGGTGATTAGGGGCAGTCCGTTGGCACCCAATCCGGTCTTCTCCGTAGCCGGATTCTTTAGGCGGGGATGCTCAAGGCGAATCTTCTCTAGGCGGGACGCTCCAATGCGAGAACGTGCGCGCCTTCCTATGCGCTCCGGACCTTCCTATGCGCGTGCTGTTGGCATCGGCCTCGCGGAAAGATGCGCGTGTTTACCCACGCGGTACAGCCGCTCTCGGGACATCGCCTGAAGCCTTGGAGCTGGTGTAACTGTTCGACGGTCGGCCAGTATGTGGGGCGGCTGGATGGTCTGGATGGTCTGACGGGGGGAGGCGCCAATGCGGCTACGGATGGTTCCGGTCGCGCTGGCAGGCCATTCACTGGCGTGTGCCGCGCCGCCGGGCGTCGACGGCGCATCCGACGTGTGAGAGTGGTTCGTCGAGTTGGCCGGTGGGCTGGTCGGCGTAGAGCGGTTGGTGGCAGTAGCCGCAGTCGCCGAGTTCGTTTGGGAGCGCTGTCTGGCTGACGATCAGCGGTCGCACTTCGTCAGATGCCGGCGTGTGTGGCGAGCCAGAACGCGGCGACGAGGACGGCGAACAGGACGATCAGCCGTGCTGTTGGTGCTGCCCACCGCGGCGGTTCGGCGTCCGGGTCGACACTCATCAGGTAGGGCTGCTTGTAGAGGGGCTCTCCGCAGCGCGGGCACACACGTTTGTCCTCCATCTAGCAAGCCCTCTTGACGCAGTGCGGGCAGATCATCGGATCGCCTCGCGGAGCTGCTCCATCAGTTCGCGAACGTTGACGGCTCGTTTGCGGCGGGTATCGAGCGCGTCGAAGTCAGCGACCACCCGGGCGACCAGTTCGATCCGGTTGGTGTCGGTGCGGCTGTTGGTGATGCGGTGAATTTCGGCTTCGGGGTAGCCCATGAGTCGCATGCTCTGCGCGACCGATCCGGGGTTCGCGAGCTCGGCCATCAGGACCCCATCCACCACGCGAGCGCGAGGCCGGCCAGCAGCACGCCGAACGTGATGCTGAGCGCGATCACTTCGCTGCTGCTCATGCTGCGATCCTTCGCGGCTGGCGCGGGCGTTTGCGGGTCGCGTTCGCGAGCGCGACCACTGAGCGGGGAAACCGCCCGCAGTGCTGGCAGCAGCCTTCCTGGTCGGGCCAGTACATCGTAGGGCCGCAGTGGCAGTCGTGACGCGGCTCCCGCTGATACCGCGGCGGGAGCTGGACGCGGATCAGGTCAAGGTCGATCGGAAGCATCAGATCACCCCGGTCATGGCGCAGGCTTCAGACTGCGGCAGTTGTAGTGCGGCACGATCGCGTTGAGTAGAGCCAGCGTCGCCTTCTTCTGTGCTCGCAGCCGCCCTTTGGCTTTCGGGGTCGCATGCTTGATCACCGGCTTCAGTAGACGTCCCAGCACTACCAGCGTGTGGCTGTGCCTCGCGTTGGCGCTGCGGCACGACTGGACACGACTTTGCTCAATCGCACGGCCGAGCTGGCGGGCTTGGACGGCTTGGCTTACCGCCGCGCGGGCTGATGCGAGCGCTGACTCGCTGGACCGCACCGCCGACTCGCTCGACTGCGCTGCTCGGGTGGCGCGGTCGAGGGCGTGCTGATCATTGGCGTGGCCGAGCGCTAGTGCCACGGTCGCGATCCCGAGCAGGATCGCGGCGACGGCAAGCAGGCCAACTGCGGCTCGTCTGACTTTCGCGTTCGCCTGCCGTTTGAGGACGAGGTCGAGCTTGCGGTCTTCGACTCGACGCGTGCTCCCCCGCCGGTCAGCGTCGCCGCTCACCGCCATGCCGCGATCGCCGCGATGGTCAGCATGACGAACAACGTGACGTACGCGGCGCTGCTGGCGAGCGCTATCCGGAGTTTCACTTGCGCCCTTTTCGTTGCTGTTCTTCCTCGAGCATCTGGTCGAGCTCTTGCTGTTCGGCCCGGGCGGTCAGGATCAGCTGCTTCAGGAACTGGAACGCGTTGGTGCTCATCGCGAGCATTCCGCAGACCAGCAGCACGAGCGGGTTGCGTCCCCGGTCGATCGCTAGCTCCCAGATCAGGCCGCCACCGCCGATCGCGAACTTGAGCGTGAGGTCGAGCCACCAGAGCAGCCGTTGTTCGGCTCGTGATGGCCGCCAGTTTGGTTCCTGTTCGCTCATTCATCGGTGTCGTGCGGGTGGGGGCTGGTTGTTTTTGACGGCGTTGATCAGGTCGGTGAATCCGCCGTCGGTTTGGGTGTCGAGGCTGTCGGCGATTTGGGCTTGGTGGATCGCTTGGACGATGAGCCAGTGGAGGATGGTGCGGAGGGGTTTGCGGATGGCGATGTGCGCGACGATCCCGCCGATGGTGGCCCAGATGGCGGCTTGTTCGATGGTGATGAGTGCGTCGTGCCAGCTCACCGCTTCCCTCCGTCGCTGCTCGTTGCTGCTCGGTGCCGGCGTTCGATTTCGGTGAGCGTCAGCCGATGGTCCGGGAGGTCAGGATGGTGCTTCCGGCAGAGCCTGTGGTAGCCATCGGCGGTAGGGTGCTGGCCGAACCGGAAGCACCGTGGGGCGTGGCAGTTGATTCGTCGCCATCCGCCGACCGCGATTCCGAGGAGCGTGAGCTCGGATAGGTCGCTTCCGATGCCGCTCCAGAACTGGTAGCCCTTGCCGGTCAGGGGATGCCAGATGTCGTGTAGCCAGAGGCTGGCCGTGAGGTGTGCAACCATGCGCACGTCCTGTTTCACCGTCAGAAGTTGGGAGGTCAAGATGGACGCAGTGAAGGAAGCTCAGACCGCGTTCAAGCCGGTGCTACACGAGTGGGCTGGCACCATCCCGGAGCAGCTCACCGATCTGGAGTCGGTGGGTCGGTTCGCGGAGGACGCGAAGACGATGTATGGCGCGGCGTATGCGCTCGGTTTGGATCCTGGCGTGGAGGTTGCGGCGTCGTTGTCGGGGTCGATCAGCGGCGGGATGCGCACGCTTCGGTCAACGTCGACGCGGCGGCGCGCTCGCACGCGATCTCGGTCGCGACCGAGCGGACGGTCAACGGGGAACGGTCACGGTCCGACGGGCGAGCAGGTGCTCACGTTCATGCAGGAGGCCGGCGGGAACATCAACCAGTCGATGCTTGCGGAGCATTTCGGCGTGACCCGCCAGACGATCGCGAAGCGCCTCGACACGCTCATCCGCGACGGGCAGGTGACCGTCCACGGTCAGGGTGCTCGGAAGACGTGGCGGGCGAAGGAACTCCTGCCGGCCTAGGCGGGAACGGGTAGCGGCGCGAAGAACACGCCGGGACCACCGTCGCGCCACAGCTGGAATTTGAATGCGGCCCAGAGCTGCTCGGCGATCTGGTCGTCGTCGAGTGGCTCTTCGCCTGCGTGTTGGTAGGTGCGGACGTGGAGTTTGTCGGCGAGGATGTCGAACTCCATCCGCGCATACATCGTCAGTTCCAGACGGCGACCTCGCCGGGCCATCCGGGTGTCGTCTGGCTCGACTGGTCGCCTGAGCAGACGCTCGGCTGAGGGGACTGAATCACGGTGGGCGACCACGGCAACGGCTGTGGGAACATCGGCTGCACGGGCGCGTAGTGGTAGTGGTAGTGGACGCCCGACTGCGCCGCCTGGAGTTCCGCGATCTTGTCGCGCAGCTCGGCGATCTCGGCCTTCAACTCGGCGAGCTGCTCGCGGTGGGTCATGCGGCGCTCCTGAGCCTGCGTTGGTGCTGGTGGATCAGCCCGGCGGCTGAGCAGACGTCGAGGAGCGCGTCCTCATAGGCGAGCGGGTCGGCGTGCTGCCCGGCGTCATGCAACGCGCGGATGCGGGTCGCGAGGAGCAGCTCGGACGGTGCGGGTCCGCCGGTGCGCGATTCGGTCATGAACCGTTCGAGGATCAGCCCGGCTGTGCCTGTCAGAGTGATCGAGCCGGTCGGCTTCGACGCTGCGGGCGGCGCGACGGCGAACGTGCGGCCGCGGCGCGCACCCGGTCCGGCTGTGGCTATGCCAAGGCGGGCGCGAGCCCGTTGGACGGTCCC